TAAAATGAATGTTTTATCAGGAATAACAAGTGTATCAGAAAGAATATTTCCTGGTCTCAAAAATGTCAAGAATCCTTTTTCAGGTATATCATCTGCAATGGATGGTCTTGGTACTACTGCTCAAGAAAGATTATTAGAGATTGAGGCAAATGACCTAGATGGTGGACTTTTAGATTCTGTTGGTAGTTGTGATGGTCCTGATGGTCCTTTTGGTCAAAGATGCGGACCACCAAGTGTACAATTCTTTGGTGGTGAAGGTATTGGTGGTGCTGGAAAAGCAGTGATAAATGAAATAGGTCAGATAATAGGTGTAACAATGACTGATATGGGATTTGGTTTCAACTCCCCACCTCTTGTTACATTTATAGATGAATGTGAGAATGGTAGGGGTGCTACAGGTAAAGCGATAATAGAAGATGGCAAGATAGTCAAAGTTATAATGCAAGAATCAGGTAGTGGATACTTGGGTGGTGGTTTATCAGAAAGTGATGGTGAACAGGTGATTGCTGTTCTTGATGGTATTGATATTATTGGAACAGGTGTAGGATATGAGGAAGGTGATACCATAACCACAGATGATGGGCAAGTTCTAGAACCTATAATTCAGGGCGGGCGTATCATTGGTGCTAATCCAGTCGATGTGAAAGATGGTATTACAGAACTCCCTGATCTTACGATAAATACGAGAACTGGTTTCGGTGCCATGATCAGACCATCACTGAATTTTGTGAAGGTTGAGGATTATGAGAAACCAATAGTACCTTCTACTAAGGTAATTCAAGTTATTGACTGTGTATCCTCTTATTCATGACAAAACCTTCTGCTTGCCCACCACTGATAGTTATCAATCCCGAAGATGGTTTTCTTCGTATTGGTATGGAGAAAGGTACTCAAAAAAGAAAGAGTCAGGTACAACTAGCGTCTGGTTCTGCTTCTAGTTTACGATTATTCAAAGATGGTGGATGGGAACTCAAGTCTCAAACCAATTCTATTGGTAGTAATATAATACAAAAAGGAACAGGACCTCTCAACATCAAATCAGAGGGTGATCTCAATATTGATGTGGATGGTACGTTCAATGTAAAAGCAAAGGATATTGTTATGGAAACAACCGATTGTAATGTGGGTGATATAGTATTGAATCCAAAGCATGACTTTAGGTTAGATGCTAAGAATTATGTTATACTGATGGGTAAAGATGTTACAATAGATGCAGTTAGTAAACTCATACTATTTTCACAGGATATGTCATATCTTATTGGTAGATATGTGAGAATACATGAACCTACATCACAACTCATACCTCCTACTTTTGGTGCTCACATCAAAGAACTTACAGACACACTAATAAACTAATGGCTGGATTACGTGACTTAGACTCAGGTAAAATTTACATAGGACCTGAAGAACCAAGAAAACTTGATAGATCAGTAGAAACAAAGAACGGAGACAAACCCTATGATGGCACACTTGCTGTCACAGGTCCTATATTCTTAGGTGCACATAGTGATATAGCATTTGGTGTTGTCAATATGGGTACAGCATTAGGTGATTTCAAACCTGAGATGAAAGGTAGAGCACTTGATATTGAAGGTGATGTAAGTATAGTAGGTGATGGTGGAGGTTTCCAAAAAGAAAATGCTTTAGTTATTGATGGTGATTTATTTGTTACAGGTAAGATAGATGGAGGTAACAAAGGAAGACTTGCTTCTAGATTTGATACTGCTGATGCAAAAGGTAAAACTTTTGATATAAAACACCCCACTAAAGAAGGATACCGATTGAGATATGCATGTATTGAAGGACCTGAGGTAGCAATATATCATAGAGGTAGATTGAAAGATTCTAATACAATCGAATTACCAGATTACTGGAAAAATTTGGTATATGAAGATAGTATTACAGTGCAATTACAACCTATTGGAGTTGGCACCAACAAACATTTCCATCTCAATGTACTTGAATTTGATAGTGAGAAAATAATTATAGAAGAGGCAGATGATAAACCAATTGATTGTTTCTACCATGTATATGCTGAGAGAAATGATATAAACCCACTCACTGTGGAGTATGTGGGTGAGACATGGGAAGATTACCCTGATATAAACTACAAATTAGATCCTACTGATGAAAATAGAAATCTTAAGGATTCTAACTACGATACTGGACAAAATACAAAAACCGTGGTATAGTAAAAATAAAAATCATGAACACTTGTGGAACTGTAAAAATCGATGGTATCATCGAGCTACCTGAGTACATGGTAGGACATATAGACGTAGCAACCTTATGTGTACAACTCACACCAATAGGTGTGTATCAAGAATTATTTGTTGATGCTATTCAATATGGAGCAAAGATCATCATTAGAAATGCTGCAGGTGGACCTATCAATGCATACTATCATGTCCATGCAGATGTTTTGTTGGAGGGTGATGACGATGCACAATATCGCACAACAGATATTTGACTTTGTGGCAGGGTGTGCTATTATAGATGGAGTTACCCTTTTCACATGGAATCATTTCCCTTATTTCAAGACGAGTACGTTGACAGAGTTGAGATATCATTGACAAAAAGATTATTCAAGATATTTGGGTCTGATGGTCATATACAAGAATTGGCTTGCGATTCAGCAGATCAGTTTATGAGAGTATTGGAGGTTTCCAAAAAGGCGGAAGAGATAGATAGTGAAATCAAAGTCGTATATGTCTAAAGTTAGATTCCCATTTTCTGATGTAAGATTTCACAGTATACCTGTTGTCGGTCAGTTCTATACCAAGAAAGAGGTAGATAAACTGATAAAGGATGCTGTTGATGAAGCAAGACGGATTGATGAGGAATCTATGGCAAAACATAATCGTGATGCAACGGTTATTAGTATGATATTAGGGTTTACAACTTTAGCATTGTTTGTAGATGGTTTACTTAGGTTATTAGGTATCACACCACCATTCATGGATATAGACATCAATATAATAGATAATATAGTAGAAAAGGTTGAATCTGACATAGTACCGTTGATACAAAGAGTGCCTCGAATCTGAGTAGTATAAATAAGTTTACGGAATGGTGTAACAAAGGATAGGTAATGCCTCTAAGTAGACTTGAGAATTTTCTAAAAAATGTACAGGGTAACGTACTATACGTAAACCCAGAAGAACTCGATGCGACTGATGACGTTAGCAATAGGGGTAATTCGAGAACTCGTCCGTTCAAGACGATTCAGAGAGCACTTATTGAGTCAGCGAGATTTTCATATCAACCAGGTCAAGATAATGATAGATTTGATAAGACAACAATACATGTTTCTACAGGTACTCACTATATTGATAATAGACCAGGATATCAGATTGACACAAGTGGTAATATAACAGACATAAACGGAACATCAAAGACTATATCTGAGTTTTCTATCGGCACAAACTTTGATATTCAGGATCCAGCAAACGTATTACATATATTCAACTCAGTAGAAGGTGGAGTTATATTACCAAGAGGTACATCTATCATAGGTGCTGACCTTAGAAAGACTAAGATAAGACCTAAGTTTATACCACAACCTGATAATAATAGTATTGCAAACAGTGCAATCTTCAGGGTAACTGGTGGTTGCTTCTTCTTTGGATTTACATTCTTTGATGGTGATCCAGCAGACAGAGTATTCAGAGACTATACACAAAATACATATAATCCAAATTATTCACACCATAAACTTACTTGTTTTGAGTATGCTGATGGCGTAAACCAGCAGGGAACATCTGGTAACACTGACTTAGACATGTATTATGCTAAGTTGACTCGTGCTTATGGTACTAACTCAGGACGTAGTTTACCACCATATCCAGCAACAAAAGATTTCCAGAAAATTGCTGAAGAGAGTAAGATCGTAGGACCTGTGTCACAAATAGGTGCTATTGAGATAGAAGATATATTCTCAGGATCTAATTCTACAGATACAAACGCTACAAAGATTGTTACTGTTATAACCAAGACAGATCATAGTTTAGCAAAAGGGACTGCAGTTCTTATCAGTGATGTAAATGCAAGTGGTAATAATGGTGACGAGTATGATGGAACTCATGTGGTAGCACAGGTTATCAATGATACAACCTTCACATATTCATTGTCAGTCACACCTGCAACGACTGCATTACCAAATCTAACAGGTATCAACCCAACTGTTGTACCTGAGAGTGATACTGTATCATCTGCTTCTCCTTACATATTCAACTGTACTACCAGATCAGTATTTGGTATGAATGGATTGCATGCTGATGGTAATAAGGCAACTGGATTCAAATCCATGCTTGCTGCACAGTTTACTGGTATTGGATTACAGAAAGATGATAATGCATTTGTAAAATACAATACTACATCAGGTGTATATGAAGATCAAGCAACACTAGGATCTACA